TTGTTGCTGCCGTGGACGATTTTCGGCGGAGCCGAAAGGTGCGGCGAAAGTTTTTGCTCGATGACCTTGTGCAACAACTTGCCCATGGTGCGCACGCCGCCGAGCTGTTGCAGCGACCTCCCGAGTTCGGCGTTGTCGATGGCCCGGACCAGCTCCGTGGTGGTCATCCGCAAGGTTTGGTTCTTCTCCGTGCTGCCGCGCAGATTGATCATGGCCGCGTGAATCAGCTCGGCCATGAGGCTCTCGGGCTGCTCGCTGTTAGCCTCCGCGACCAGGGTTCTGTGGTGGAAGCTGGCGATCTCGAAGCGCTGACTGTGCGGATCAATCACCGCCGGATTGACGGTGTAGTCCATGAGCCAGCGCAGGAAGAAAGGCAGCTCGGCCATGGCGCGGGCCTCGTTCTCCCCGTTGTTTCCGAAGAAGTGGGGCCGGTATCCCTCCTTCATGCGGAACATCATCAACTTGTCTTTGATGGTGCCGTCGAGGTAAGGCAGAATCTTGAGCGATTCGGGGTCCGTGTTGCAGGTGAGAAAGACCCGGCCCAGGAAGGGCAGCTCCGTGGTGTCCACGAACTTGGGTTGATACAGCACGGTTGGATTCGCCGCCATGGCCTTAAGGCTATTGGCCAGGATCTGTTTGGTGCGCACGTCTCCTTCAGCGATTGCATCGTCGCAGCGCCACAGCGCGTTGTGCGCGGCTTGCCGGTTGAACTTGGTGCGTTGCAACAGGAGGTCTTCTGCGGTGATTGATCCACCCACGGCCACCCCGAGAACGCACTTCGAGAAGAAGGTCTTTCCGGTGTGGGCCTCCCCGGCCAGGATGACCGACTGCCCTGGTTGCGGATCTCCCTGGTAACTTGTCATCCAGAACCTCCGCAGCCACCCGATGAAAAACTCCCTAGCCGGGATTCCATCTTGATCACCGTCCAGTCCGTTGACGACGAAATCGTAGATCCACGGGAAGTTGGCGGGGTCTCCGTTGTCCCCCGGAGCCATTGCATGTTTGTTGGAGATGTTGAGGTAGTCGGCCCCGTTGTAACCCACCAGCGTCTCGTCCCGAAAGAGCATGGGCACGGCCGCGGTGACGTAGCGGTTGCTTTGGATGTAAACCAAGACCTTTTCCACCTCGCTGACAAAGCTGCCTTTTGGCACGCGAGGAGAGCAGCGCGCGTTCTTTAAATGCAGTTGGGCGTTGTTCTGGTTGAGAGGTTTCCAGCTCCCCCCGTTGAGGGTGTTGGTCCAGTAGTTGGCCCCGTCAAAGTAGAACATCTCCGCGAGTCGGGCGGCACGTTCCGTCTCGTATTTCTCCACGAACTTGTCGCCCAGAATCGCACGCCAGGGCATGAAGTTGCTCGGGGCCCGGTCTGAAAAGCAAACCATGCCGTTCTCGCGGATGACCGCGTTGCGGTGGGCCAGAAACGGCTCGACCCAAAACAGCGGGCCCGCCGCGCCCTCGGTGAACTGTCCGCCCCAGCGTCCCGGCCAACGGCGCTCGACCTCCTCGGCGATCACCTCCAGCGGGATCTCGGTGTCGGCCAACTCCATCTTTGCTGCCATGCCGCCTTGGAGCATGCACTCCGAGAGCATGGAGTCCGGGATGGGCATCGCTCCGGTCACCTGCTGCCAGTTCGAGCCTAGCTCGAAGTATTGGCTCTCTTTCCAAGTGGCTTTGTCAAAGCCTGGCAGGGCGTGCGAGATCTTGATTTTCTCGTCTAGCTTCTTGAGGAACTCGCCCGTAATATCGGGGTTGGTCACCAGCACCGGGCTCTCGAACGGCCAGATCAACCGGCACTTGCCTGGGGAAAAACTTTGCACGACCCACGTAGGCAGGTGGCCGGTGCTGCTGGGGAGAGCTTGTATTTTGGAAATCGCGTTGGCGTTGTCATAGTCCGCAATGATCCCGTGCAGGTATCGGGCCGGATTGTTTTCGCAAATGCGGCCCTGCGGGTTGAGCCCCTCCCATGCCGAGATAAAATGCCCCTTGGTCGTGGCCTCGCGGCACCAGCGATTGTAGACTTCTTTGCTCATCCCGCTTGGGCGGGCGTTGGTCAGTTGGCTGGCGGTGGAGTCGTCGAGGATGGACACGACGTGTCCGACGAGGTTGGGCAGGGACAATATTTTCATGGGCTATTTTTTGTAGGTTTTGGAAAGACTGCCTTCCGCCGAAAGCGGCAGGCCGTGCGCCCACTCGGGCGGGGTGGACATTATGGAAATGATTTGGGCGAGCTTGGCCTCGGCCTCCTCTTCGCGAACCAGACAAACGACCTCGTCGTGAACGCGCATGATCACGGGGATTCCGGCCTGCTCGATGGCAAGGCTTTGTGTCATAAAAATATCTCTCGCTGTGCTTTGAACTAGGTTCTCTACGAGCACGCCGCCCCAAAAGCCCATGCGCATAAACTTTCCCGCGCGGGGGATTTCAGCCCGGAGCCCCACCTTGGGCCGTGCGGCGGTTTCTTTTTGGTAAGTGGACAACTTGCTGGCCTTGGGGGCCTCGCCCACCATACGCGCGACGTTGCGGTAGCTCATCGTGCGGCCGGAGGGCAGGTGGACCTCCAACAATTTGTTGGTAGGATGCCGGGCGGTGTCGCTCATCGCGGTCTCCAGCTTTTTCCACAGTTTGAGTACCAGAGGATTTTTTGCCCGATAGAGTCCGGTCAGTCTTTCGGCTTCTTCCGGCGACATCCGGGCAACGTCAGCGAAACGCTTCGCTCCCATGCCGTAGCCCAGACCGAGAGCCAGTTGCTTCATAAGGAAGCGGGTGTCCGGAGCGTTCTTCGCCATCGAGCCCTCGCCGGAATAGATCCCCCAGGCCCTCGCCTGAGCTTCGTAAAGATCGGGGATCTCACGAATATACTGCAAGGTAGCCTCGTCCCCCGCCAGCCAGTGAAGACAGCGCGGCTCGATCTGAGAAAGGTCCACGATGGCCAGCGTGTAGCCCTCGGGCGCCTTGATTTTCGCGCGAACGTCCACCCCGCATACCAAGCCCTTTGGTAGATTTTGCATATTTAAGCCCGAGTCCCCGGAGTCCCGCAAGGTGTGGGCACCGCCGTACTTGAGCCCGTAGGACATCCAGCCGTCCTCGCGCATCCGTTTGCGCATGGTCTCCAGTGTCTTGAGGTGTTTGCCTGCTTTCCGGTAGTCACGCACCCCTTGAATCCACGGATGGTCCTTGGCGTGGTCGTCAAAAAATTTGTCCGCCTCCGGATCGTCCTGAGCAAAACTGTTGGGCGGGGTGAGGCCCCGCTTAATGCACTCTTCGCGGAGCATGATCGGAGAGAGCAGGGGGACCTTCTCGCCGTTCTTGGCCTTGCTCGGGGTGCGGTGAGGTTCGTCTTTCCACGGGATCGACTGGCGGATCTCCCACATGTCTGTTTCCAACTTCTCAATGTCACGGTCCAAGGCTTCTGCGTCGAGAGGGACGCCACGAAGAGCCATGGTGCGGGTCATCGCGCTGATTTCTCTCTCGTGCTCCAGCCATTTGTGGCCGTGCATCAAGAAAAGGTTGAGGCAGTTTTCCGCATCGCCGAGGGCGTATCGCTCGACCTCCTTGCGAAACTCGGGCGTCATCGACTCCCAACGCTTACCTTTCATCGCGTCCCGCGTGTCCTTCGACACGTCCACGTTGAGCAAATGCTTCGACGATTCTTTCAACGACCTCGGCACGGAGAGGAACGCCGCCAGGTCGGCCGTATCATGCCACTCGGCCAGCGCGGTCACCGAACGGGTGTTTCCGCAGTCAAGTTCTTGCAGACGCTCAAACACCGGCAGATCGAACTGCGCGTTGTGGGAGAGCCAAGTCCACTCGGAGCCCGAGATCTGGCTCCAGTCAAAATTTTTGGGGTGGCCGACATACCGGAGGCCGGTGTCGGTGGCGATCGAGACGAGATAGATGTCCCCAGAGGGGTGTCGGAGGTAGTGGTATACCCCCAATTCCACAATGGTCACCTCGGCGTCGTAGTACGTCTCGAAGTCGACGGCAGCAATGGGCATGACTTTTTTAGGGAAAAAGTGGTGGCGCAGCGCGGTGTTCTCCTACGGGAAACCAACTCGGGCTCTCGTACTGAGCGACCATTACGCTCATCCGGAATGCCCTCGACGTAAACCGGGTTCGGAATCATCTTCCGACTCCAATGCCGACGCCGCGCCACCAAAGGTTTAGATGTTCGCCATTTCTTCAAAGAAGCGGGCTTTTTCCGCGTCGTTGTAGCGTTTAGGCATTCCGGTCACCGGCACGTACCATGAGTTGGCTGCGTTGCGCTTGAGTTCGGAGTGAATCCGATACTCGGCCAGATGCAGACCGTCCTTGAGCGTGAAGAGTTTGTCCGTGAAGACTCTCTTTGCCAGGGAGGTGTAGGCACTCGCTGCGACCGTGTAGACGGCGGCGGCGTATCGGGAGCCGTCTTTGGCTAAGAACGGGAACATATCCAACTGTTCCTGCGTAGCGGTTTGAGGAGCGGCAATAGCGACCATGAAGTCGGCCACGCTCTGGAAGTACGGCTTGTCGGCCACCCCCCAAGTAACAGTGCCGCCCAACGCGCGAACCTCTTCCTCGTCTCCCGCCCTGCGGCCGAAGTCGGGCGAGCCGAACTCTACTTTTTCCTGGAAGTATTTTTTGTCCCCCAGAATGACCAAACCAAACTCTTCGGTGGGCTTGGCGAGAACCACTTGTTTCTCAAAAAGAAAGGTTCCCGGCGCGAAGTCGTCGCATAGTTTGCCGCTTTTCTGAACCAGATTGATGCGGGGCAGAACGATGTCGTCGCGGGTGATGTTGGAGCTGGGTGGGCGGTCTGCCACGACCGCAAGGGCGGCGGGCTCCATGACGGCCACGTCAATGTCGAGGACTTCGACGGGTTTTGATTTAGGGGTGAAGGTGATTGCTGACATATTTGTTACTTTCTACTTTTTGTGTTGTGGTATATTATACCTCCTAAGCCTTGATGGCTTTTAAGAGGTGGATGACGCCTTCATCGCGAAGGGCGCCGCTGCCGCGAAGCAAGTCCTCCAAGTGCTGTTTGGCTTCTGCCTTTTTGCCCTTGGGGGCCCGTTCCGCGACAAATTTTTCTAAAGTAGGCACCGATACGCGGGTGCAACTCAAAAGGTACTCCTCGACGCTGACCATTTCTTTGACCGCGTCGTAGCCGAGCAGGGGATTGTCCACCGCCCGAGGAGTCCGGCGCTGGTCCAACTTGTATCCAGGAATCTCTGCGCCGTCTTCCAGGGCCTGTCTCAACAACTCCTTTTTGGTCTCGTCACACCAGTTGGACAACAAGTTGGCCAGTTTAAGCAACTTCGCCCGGTCGCCCGGTGTCCCGTCTAGGGATATATTTGTTGGGACATCGAACCCGGCTTTCTGCCCTATTTTGAGCGCTTTTTCGGCGAGCGCTTTGCAGCTCCCTTGGTTAGAGCAGTAATCGCAGACCCCCTCTGTCGGGTTGAAGATTTTACCCGAGGACTCTTTGGCGCGGGCGATGACGGTGCCGATGCGCAAACGGATTCGGTCCATGTCCTCACGGGCATAGCGGGCGTGGGTGATTTCACCCCGACGGGGTAAGACAAGGTAGCAGTCCAACTGCTGTAGGGCAGGGAATCGGTCGAAGATGCCGTAGGCGTAGGCTTGGACTTGAATGTTGACCTCAGCGTCCTCCACCGCCCCATAACCAGTTTTCCAGTCATAGAGAGCGCCAGAGCCATCCTCATAAAGATCAAAGAGGTCGCTTGTCCCAAAAGTGTGAAAATCCCCCACTTGCATTTCGAGTCTAACTTCTTGGTGCGAACCCACCAACTTTGTGCTCGCTGCTTTTTTGGCGCGATTTTCGGCAAGGAAGGCGAGACACCACTCGGCGAGGCTTTTTTCGACCTCGTCCGGGAGGAGGGAGGGGTCTCGGTTTTCAATGGCGGCGTGGATGCGCGTCCCCGCTTCCGCAATTGGGTTGGTGCCGCGACGGCTTTTGAACGAGGGGCAGGCTTCATAGTTTTTGAGGGCGCTAGGGCCGTGTTCTGCGTGGCGAGGAGACGCCGTGGGTAAATTCTGCATGGGCGGGTTTCGGTAGGTGCGTGGTATATTAGGCAGAGGACGCCGGGGCGCAAGCACTTTTTTCATTAAGGGTTTTGAGCAGCGAAATTTTTTTCCGAACGCTCGTTTCAACTCGCTCTTCAACCGTGCCCGCAGCAAAAAGAATGCGTTGAAGCGATGGGGTCTTTCCCCCGGCTCGGTGAACCCGTCCGACGACTTGTAAAATGTTCTTCTCGTTCCAGTCCGGCGAAATGATCGCGGCCCTGGGGAAATTGCCGTGCGTGTCATGGAGCGATATGCCCACTCCTCCTGCGGCGGTATTGCAAACTATGACACGCTCTGCATCATTCTGAAAGCTGTCGATGTGCTGCTGTCGTTCGGTGGCACTCTGCTTGCCGTCGATGTGCGCGGGGGCATTAAGTTTTTCGCACAAAGCGTCAAGCGTGGCTTGAAAATTAACGAACACCGCAACGCTTTTCCCCTCGGCGAGCAGGTCTTGCACCATGCCGACGATGACCGGCACTTTGTAAAGTTCGACCCGTTGACGGGCCCGGAGTTGTTTTACCAGGGCCTCTGCCCCGGAGTCTTTCTTGTCCTGCTCCGCCCGCTCTTCCAGAGCTTGCAGTTCGCGCTCCATTTCGTCGTAGATCTCGGCGACTTCATCCCCGAACTGTAGCGGCTCCGTGATAATTTGCGTCTCGGTAAAATGGTCAGCCAGCTCGGCCGCAGTCATGCGGGCGCATCGGTGGGAGATTTGTTGGGCCACGGCTTCGATGTGGCTGTGGTCACCCGCGAACTCCACTCCATTCCAGCGGTTCTTCACGCAACCGTGCTTCAGGGCCCACTGGTAAAAATTGCCGAGCATGTGCGCACCGAGAAGCCACCCAGCCGCCCGCATCTGCATGGGGTTGCTCGCAATGGTGGCCGAAAGTAGCAGAACTGCGTGCCGGTCTTTGGCTTCGATAAGCATCTTGGCGTTTTGCGTCGAGACCCCGGAGCATTTGTGGGCCTCGTCAAATATGAGGAGCGAGGGCGGAATCGTCCAAACCCAGCGTTTCCCCTGCCATTTTCCAAATTCCGATTTGCCCGTGCGAAGTTTCTCGTAGTTGATGACGTGTGCCGACACGCCCCGCTCTGCCAGCTCTTTCTCCCACGAGGGAATAACCGCCTTCGGGCACACGACAAGAGTGTGGGCATTCGCCCGCTGGGCGATTTCAGCCCCACATACGGTTTTACCCGTCCCAGTTTCGGAACTATCGAGCGCCGAGCCGAACTGCTCTAGTGCCGCGATCAATTGTTCGACGTGGGACCTCTGACGAGAGTAAAGAGTTTTCACTCAGGAGCTTTACTGGCAGTTCAAACCCAGCGTGCTGCAAAGTTGTTGCAAAAGGTGTGCCCGCCCCCCGTCGTTCGTGATTACGAAGTCCGTGTTCGACGGAGTGGTTTCGGACCGATGGGGCAACACCGGCTTCCGCTCGACCGGCCGCTGAATAGTAACGGCTTGGCCGTTCAGAAATCTGATGGCCCGTAGCTCGTTGGGGAAGCGGCAGTCATCCACCACTACTTTACCCCCTTCACCGATTATTTTCGCGGCGGACAGACGCCAGATGTCTACCCAGAAGTCTAACCCCATTTGCTCCCGGCCCCATTCGGTGCCCAAAGTCTGCATGGCGTGCCGGGGGGACTGTCCCGCCAGTAAGGCGGTCGGGATTTCTTTCAGGCCCCCCTCTAAGTGGTTGTCGTTGAGACCGAGAGCGCGGAGCATCTCCTTAATGGGGGAGGCGAATTTGATGTTGGTATACCCCCACTCTCGCACCAAAAACTCGGCACAGGTCGATTTCCCACTGCCCGCCAGTCCGCAAATGGCCACTAACACCGGCGGCGTCACTTGGATTTCGTTTTGGGCGGAGGGTTCGTTTTTTTCCATTTAATTCGGGCGTAATTTTTGCGGTAAACGTCGCTGACGGGTCGGGTCACGTTTTCGGACGCCGCGTTAGCCATTTTCCAGTTTCGTTCAACTCGTTCGTTGGGCATAAACTAGCAATTCCAGGCTCTCAGGGACTTGTTGATCCGACTGTTGGGGTCGTTCGCCGTCTTCGAGGACGTGTTTTTCGCCTTCATTCCCTTCATGCGGGCGCAAAACGACTTACGTCGTCCGGCGTCTTTCGCGGTCTTGGGCTTAGGCGCGGGGGGTTTGAGGTTCCCTCCGGTGGCGCGGTTGTAGCTGGCTCTGCCCTTGGCGTTGAGCCCGCCTTTCGGGTCTTTACCTTCTTTTCGGGTCCATGCTGCGGTTTTGTTTGGCATATTGTGGTTGGTGGTTAGCGATAGCGCGCGGTTTTCGCGGCGATCTTTTTTGGTTGTTTTACAAATTGTTTCCCTGCGCTGTTCCCCTTGGCTTTTGCACGATTGGTCGCGGCTTTTTCGCCCTTACTCAACGAGCCCCACGCCGCGTCGGGCAGGTAGCGCTTTTTGCCTTTGGACGGGGAGCCGTCGGAAGTGCGCCACTTCTGCGCGGTCCAGTTCTTCAGTGAGGTTTGCGGCTTTTTCATCGCTTAGTTGCGGTAGCCGCCGCCGCTCGCTTTGTACTTGGTCGCGAGTAGTTGCGCTTTGCGCGCCGACCACTCGCCTGGGTCCCCGCCCTTGGTTCCCGCTTTGATTTTTTCAAAGAGGCGTTTTCGCATCGACGGCTTCGTGTAGTTGTTGGCTTGGTTGACTCGGCTTTTTGTTTTGGCTGGCATAAGTGGTGGATGAATAGGGGTGTTTGCTCCCCGACGTACGCGCCGGAGATGTTGAAGGAAAAAAATTCCCAGGCCTCGTCTTCGTCCATCCCGTCGCGTTGCAGGGAGCGGACGACGGCTTGTGCGTCATAGGCGACGACATCCGGTTGTCCGCATCGCTCGGCGATTCCGACGATGCAGTCGTCGTAGCCGGTGGCGAGCAGCATGCCCTCGATCGCTTCTTCGAGTTCAGGAGTCATCGTTTTGGTGGGGTAGTGGTATATTCAACCTCTGACAAAATAAAAGCAAAATGTGCAGGGCGTCTGCCTCATTGTCATCCTGCGGCTTGAACCCCAGGTCCCGTGCAGCCTCGATCATCTGCTCCTTGGTCGCGTTGCCCTTCTTCGTAGCGAACTTTTTGATCGTCCCTACGTGGACCCCCTCGTACCGGATCTCCTTCGCTTCGCACTCGGTTTGCAGGATTCCCAATAGACCGCAGTAGCATTTGGCGGCGGCACCGGACGACCAACGCATGACTTCCTCGTAGACAATCAACTCCGGCTTCACCGCAACAAGTTGGTCGCGAAGCCAGGACCGAAACTTCAAAAACCTTATCCCGGCGCCGTCTTTCTTTTTGAGCTGGAAACCCTCGCTGCCCGACGAGATCAACCCGTTTGCGTGGTAGGCCCATCCCGTTTGGGTCGCTAGGTCGAGGGACAATATCGCGCTCATATTCCCCCCAGCCGAGACCGCACTCTTCGAGCGGCCGGTGATGCCCCAGCGCGGAGCCACTCCATGACGTCGGTTTCCAGAAACCTAGCGCGCCCCATGGCGATGGTGTAGGGCAGGGGACTCCTAACTTGACGGATGTAATTGTCGATTGCCCGCGTGCTGCAAGCCAATCTCTGGGCGAGTTTCGTTTTGTCATACACTGTCACGGGAGCTGCCGCCCCCAAGCCAGTGCTATCCACGTCAATTAGCTCGATGCGGACACGCCCTTCGGCCAAGGCAGTAACCTTGAACGAGGACGCGTCCAGCGTTATCGCGCTAATCACCCCCATTAAGTGAATATGGGCTGGATGAAACGAACGCTCGGATCTTGTCGGAGCTTTTCGCAAATTTGATGGGTGGCTGCTCGGATGATGGCCGAGGGGGGAATCCCATTTCTCTTGGCGACTTCGCACATGAGATCCCAGTTCTCTTTTTCTTCGATGTATACGACTCTACGTCGGTGATCTGCGATTTTATTAGGCATTGTGTGTGGTTGGTTTTTAGTTTAGGTGCCTTAAGAAACCTCAAGACGTCCGCAGCCTATCCTTTGTCCGCGGTATATGCAACAACATTCTTCTCGGAAACAATATTTTCCTCGGGCTGCATGGAGAACCACCCCTCGGCCAAGCTGGGGGCCACAAGGCCCTTGTAGTACTCCTCAATCATGTCAGCAGAGGTGCCGCACTGTTTGGCAACCTGCTCAGAAGTGGCGTCTGGTTGGGCCATGCGATAGCTTATGTAACTCTTGCGCAATCCGTTATGCTTCCAGGTTACCCCCGCTTTCTCGCACATTTCGGCGCGGTCCGAGTGAAATTTGGTTTGATGGTCCCGGACAGGCCCGGTCTTGTCCCCTTTCAGCATGGAGAGCCACGCGGCCAGATTTGGGCAAATCAACGGCATTCTGCGGCGATTAGTCTTGGTTTTCGCCGCATCGAGGAGGATGACACGCTCGTCCAGTCGAATGTCGTCCCAGCTCATGCGGCCTATTTCCGCGGTTCTGATTCCCGCGAAAGCGCCTAATACTAAGAAAGGAAGTAGCCTCTCCCCCGCGGCGCCCAGCAGCTTGCGTAGCTCGTCCGGCGTGAAGACGTCGATCTTGATATTTCCCTGCTTAAACGCCCCCAGCTTGTTGATGGGCATTTCGCCTGCGGGCATGTAGCCCCATTTTTGCGCCCACTTAAAAAAAGTTTTCAGCCCATCTAAGTGATTGTTGCGCGTCCGGCCCTGATCCGAGACCCCCCGCAGATACGTGTCCAATTCGCGCAGGGTAATTGAATCGAGGGTTTTGCCGAAGGCGCGACCGAAGCGTAGGCAAATGGATCGGGCCGTGGAGTAATTGCGGCTTCGGGAGGACCGCTCCTCGAATGAGGCGAGATATTCCTGCACCCCCTCCATGGCGTCCTTTCGAGTCTCGGCGGTTGCCCCCAAGTGAGTGACAAAGTGGCGAACGGCGTCCCCCAGGGACATGTTATGCCCCGCCAGCAGCTTGTCGTACTCCGCGATCCGCACCGCCTGAGCCGCGGTTATGCCGCTACGCAAAGACGCCCCGCGTTGAAAATCGTCGATGATCTCCTCCGCCCGTTGATGCGCTTCTACCTCGCGATCGAAGGCCGCTCGGCGTCGGCCTTTCTCGCCCATCCAAGTGACGAAAAAACGTGTTCGGCCTCGGCATTGCCGGTAGATGTTTACGGACCCAAAAGGAGTCTTCTGGGAGAAAGGATATTGAATGGAAACAGTCTTTTTAGAATTCATAGGAGCCGAAATATGGTGACGGATGGTGACGCCTGTCAAACGAAAAAAAGGAACATACCGGCACTAATTTGTGGTATTGGTATATGAAACCCCTTGACGCTTTACTCTGTTTTGGCATAATATACCCAGATGCAGTGCTACCAAAGTGGTATGTTATCATGCGGGTTCGAGTCCCGTAGGCTCCGTTCTTTTTACAGAGTAAATCAAGGGAGCGCCCCACGATGGTGACGGAATGGTGACAAATTCCTTTTTAATATGACACCCAGGGG